TACGCCAGAGAATTAAGCGCGTTGAATATAAGTATGCGCGCCCCACCTATTAGTTAATTAAACTACGGCAGCAGGCCACCAATAGTTAGAAACAGGGTCATAGCACATCAGAATTGGACGTTCTGTAACAGGCTGATACGCAACCTTAATAGGATACGTAGCACCATTAACAAGCATCGCTCCCGGCGCACCATGCGTAAAGCAAAGGATTACTTCACAATACGCACCCGGAACAGGAGGAACGATATTAGCAAGCTGAACCTGTCCACTAAGGAAGGTAAACCTGCCATTGGGTGTAATTGTAGCAGCACAAACCTGAGTCTGAGGCTTGGGCTGTGTTGGAGCCTGAACAACCCCAAAGTCAGCGGAATTAAGGGTTCCTGCAACAGCCATTTTATTTTCCTTTTACCCTAATTCCAATTAATAACCTGTGGGAACTGCCAAAGTATCAATATAGGCACAGGCAGCAGGATTGGAAACGAACGTCTGCATACCCACAACCATATAGAAGATTTCGGCAGTAGCCACGCCACCAGAAGGACCACGAATCTCAAAGATTCGACGGCCATCTGTAGTATAGAAGCCGATGGGCAGAATTTCTCCACGGCCCCACACTTCATCAACGATGAAGTCAATACGCTTCTTATCCCAGTTGAAGGAATCACGCAGACTAGCACCAGCCATCTGCATACCATCCCCAAAATACATATTCAGGGATTCTTCCTTCGGCTGCTTATGAATGATGGACACAAGCTGTCCAATTTCTTCATAAGCCTGCTTCTGACAAGGATGCAACCATGCAGTAGGCTTAAATGTATTGTCGATGCCTACACGATTACCAATCTTGTTCATCGCAAGACGTGGCAACGGAAGGGTCAACGCAGCATTAAGACCATTGACACGGTTGGCTCGGATTTCAGGAGTTGCGCTCCGTGAGAATCCTAACCATGTTCCTGTCGAAGCATTAGAATGATGGTAAGGCACACCATACAACGCAGGAAGCGATGTAGGAGCAGTGATACCATTCGTAACTAGCTTATCGGTAGCAGCAGCACCAGCGATAGCAGGAGTTACGTCGATACTCTTATTCTCAACATCCCACTTGGTAATAACACCACTACCACGCAGAACTGCAAGAGTAGTATCGAACACCTGAACAGTCTGACCAAAACGCACAAGACGTGCTCCAAAGCCATCAGTTCCAAGTGTATAGGTATCAACACCACCAGCAGTACTGACGGCACTAACTACACCGATAACACCGTCACCCGCCTGCATCATCTGAGCATCAAGCTGACGCCTAAGCTCATCCAATGCCATAGCAGTAAGACGCCGCACCCCGTTAGTAACGGCCTTACGCTCATCGTTAGTAGACCAATCTGCCAGCTTAGTGTATTCGATATTCTCACTAACGAACACACTAGTCAAAACAGCCTTATCGAAGGTTGGTCCACCGCCGCGTCCCAAATCTCCACCATCAGCATTAAAATACTGAAAGCTTCCACCGGGGCGGAGTTCCAAAGGAACGCGCATCTGTCTGTTAGAGATTTTCTCTACGTCACGCTTCTTAATGTTGGCGTAGAACTTATCATCTCTTTCAAACAGGACGCGAATCTTTGGAATAACTCTTTCGAGTTCCAGACCTGCAACCTGTGACTCTACAACAGCCATTGATTTTCCCCTAATCCTGCATCAGAAAGTCAATACTTCTCATTCCCTTTGGAATTTCACTAGGTTTAGTAATTTTGCCACCTTTACTTCCTTCGGTTGAGCGTGGCCTAACTCCTGTAACTGGACTCTTATTAGGAGTCTCCTCCTCATCAACACGCCTACCTAATCCCTTGAGCGCATCAATTCTGGCCTTTTTAATCACTGTAGGCAACAGTGTTTTCGCTCGGGACAAATAAGCGGATTTAATACGTTCCACAGAGGTTTTACTAAAATTATCTCTGAACGCTACTTCCCACAACTTGTCTTTAAGTGCAACGAATCGAGTATCATTACTAATAACATATTCCAACATTTCCATAGCTTCTCTGCTCGCGTTCTTGCGAACGTAATCACTCATGGATTTCTTAGGGTCAATATTAGCATCAATCGTATTCCGGAGAGTGTTATTAATACGAGTGTTCAAGTCAGTTCTAGCAGTTTGAAACTGCTGTGTTACAAATCGCTGTTCCCTTTCCTGAAGTTCATTATTCTTACCAGTATCATCCTTAGATTCAGGTTGAGACAACTGTGTAGGAGCCTGAAACTCACTAGTTCCAAATACGAACTGATTTACAATCTGAGCTGCTGATGCTAAGGCTTCATTTCCTGACTTACGACCCTCACGCACCATCGCTACAATAGTATGCTTAGTGACATTACTAAGCACATGAAAATATGCCTTCTCATCCACCCTAGCAAGAGTAGGAAGATACTCATCAATAATCTTTGCAAATCCTCTAGGATTCTGTTCTCTAACAGCCCTAAGAATAAGCTCAGTATTACCGCCCATTACATCGGCTTCCATCCTATCAAGAGTCTGCTTAGCTTCTACAGCAGCTTTAGCATCATCAATAGTAGGTAACAATTCAGTAAATTGTTGGTCCCTATAATAAGCCCTTTCCAGATAAGGAAATTTCTTAAAAAGGTCTGGAAATTCCTTTAGAATTTCTTTACGACGAACAGGAGTTACAAGCTCCAACTGTTCATCTGTTGGTCCCTCTAATTCCCGTTCAATCTCTTTTAGTTCATCTTCTACACCCTCGTCGCCTTCTCCTTCTTCACCAGTTTTATCAGCTACAGCATCTTCTACTTTTGGTTTTTTGGATGTGTCACTCAGAGATATAACTTCTTTATCATCATCCTCTACACCCAAAAATTCAATTACATCCTCATGGTTCATATCACCAGAGGTAGATTCATTAGCTACGGGAGTTGCTACAACATTACTGAGTGTTGACATTACCTTCTCCTTGTATGGGTGCTTCTTGCATCTCTAATGGATTGGGCTTTTCAGGTGGAGCAGCACCTTGTTCGCTACCTGGAGCCTGTGATGGTGGCATCATTTGAAGTTGCATATAGTGAAGTTTACCATGAAGCAAAACATTACGATATCCTGCTTCATTCTCCATCTTAGCCTGTTGACCAGCAGGACTAATTGCCCATTTCTTTACAATTTCAAATTCGATTGCATGGTTGTCAAATAATGGGTCAACATCTACAGACGGTGCCTCTGGCATAGTAGGGTCACCAGTGGGCATAGGTTCAGAATTCACCAAGAGTTTGATTTCATCATACTGATGATTTCTATCCTCCTCACCAGGAACAAAGAAATCTGTAAGACCAATAGCCTGACGAATTATAGGAAGATTCTCAGGCGCACCAAGAATTGCTAGAACTTCAGGATTAGCAGCCGTCAAAAGCTGCATTATAATATCACGCTGCTGTGACCAAGTAAGAGGCAGATTTTCATTAGCCTCTAGTTCTACTCTACCAATCTTACCTTCTAGTTCTGCTTTGCGAATGAATGTATTGACAAAGTTACCATCTGAATCACGCTCTACACTCTTTTCATCCTCTTTGACTTCCTGAATGTAGGCGGGTATAACTTTACCAAAGATTTCCTTCCACCATATTGTAAAGATTTTCCATGTATTCTGGAGCCGCTGTAATGCTTGCGCACGAGACATTGAATACTGCGATGCAGTTTCACTTCCCTGTAATGCGCCACCAAATAAGGATGGTAAAGCGCCAGATACAAGTTGCGCGAGTCCTTGGACTTGTGTAGCAAAAGGCATTACCTCAGAAGAAAGTTGTGCTGTATGGACTTCAAAAAATGCGTCTCCTAGAGATTTACCACTTTTAGGAATTGCCTCGTAAATACCACCTGGCACCGCTTCTGTCTGACGATAGGCATTAAAGTTTAATACCGAAGGGTCAGCAAATGTCTGACCAATACCATGTTCAATAGTCTGGAGAGTTAGAGAAAGAAGGTCATTAGTAATTTCCTGAATGCTAACCAGTAACAAGCCAAGAGGGTCATGATGCAAATAGTCAGAAAGAGGATTATAGGTGAGAGTCCAAGCGTCGTCAAGTCTTTCATTATAAGCACATCCAAACTCATCATTAACAAGAGTTACCTTTGCACCATTAGGAAATTCTTTCTTGAGTCTCTTTACATCTTCTTCATCCGATAGTATGTTGAAGGATGCAGGGCGTAACCAAGAATCACGAATGGTAACATTATCAATAGGATAAGCCCCCTGATACTGTGGCGAAAGCCGTCCCCACTGTTCATAAGGGTCTTTAGGACCGACTGACGATGCAATCTTCTGTCTTTTTTCGCTAGTGAGTTTTCCGTGCAAATGCTGAAATTTCTCGATAGCGTTAGCGTAATGTGTTTCATAACTAAAAATCAAATAGGGGCAATCTTCCTGTTTTCTAGCCCAGATGGGAATCTTAATATATAAGCCCCCATAACAATCAATCATTATTCGAGTCTTAGGTTTATGAGTAGTTCCAACAATTCGAGTAACTAAGAAACTCTCCTGTGTAATCTTAGGCTGAATTACCATATTACAAGAAGGACAAATCTCCGGTTCGTAATCGTCATCATCACGCTTTAGAACCGTAGTAAATTCATCTTCCTGCTGCTGTTCCTGTTTTTCCTCGTGAAGCTCACCCAACTCGTGATTAACTTCTTTATCATCAATATTAAATCCACACTGAGGACAAGTAGTAACTTCATGCTGTTCGTTAATTTCTTCCTTTTCATCCTCAGCGTAAGTTCCAAAATACTGGTCTGATTTTGGATATGTATAACCCGCAACCATTCCTTCGGTGCAGTAAATGAACAGGGCATGAAGCCAAGTTAAACTTACATTGTTATGACGATATACCAGTTGGGCAATCTTATCCCCTGCTTTAGCGGTTGCCAAATCCAGAGTATTATCAGCATCGTCAGGGTAACACTTAATAGGAGGAACGACCACAGAAAGTGCTGCGATGATAGATTCCAAATACGCACGAAAAACATTGACAGGTTTGTCATAGTATGATTGTGAAGTATCATCTGTCTGAGATTCATCCCAGACTCTCCAATCATGTGCAACTTCACTATACCAAGTTTTCTGGAATCCCTCCCAGAATAGCTTAAGCCTACGCCAAACACGAATCTGGCGCTCACGAATTTGACGGTCCTCTTTATCGAAGTGGAAAACCACTTCTTTCAAGAGTTTTTGAATTTCCTCGTCGTATTCTTTATAAGCCATTAGAAGACCTATTAAAATCCATTCCTTGGCCTATTCCTATACATGCTACGGAATCCACCTCCACCAAAACTACCGCCACCAAACATTCCGCCATTAGGATTCTGAGGAGGTTGAGCAGGTGGTCCCTGATATCCCCATCCACTATTACCAATATCAGGATTCATAATTTCTCCGCCGCCACCCATAGGAGGCATCTGACCCCCTGTAAATCCACCAGTTCCTCTAGTTGGGTCATATCCTTCATATCCACCGGGAGGAAGTGGTCCTACATCAATACCACCACCCATAGGAGGAGGCATTTGAGGAGGTCTAGGTAGAAAACCTCCACCCTGACCTTGCCCCCCACCCCCATCCCATGTTCCACCTGGAGTAAAGTTAATAGGCTGATTCTGTCCATATGGATTAGATGGAGGAGTTACTCTCCCACCTGCTACAGTTCCATGTGTGCGATATGGGTCCATAGGAGAAGGTAGAATACCCATATTACTAGTTCTACCTACATTAATACCTCCACCCATTCCTCCACCCATTGGATTCATAGGAGGTCTAGAAGGTCCAGTATCTATA